GAACGAGACCCTCTATTTTACTGGTTTTTAATATTACTTTTTTTATAATCATGTATCATTTTATTGTGCCCCAGTTTGGTCCAGACTCATAGTCTACTTTGTTTGGCACTTCTAATTTTATAGCATCTTCCATAATTTTTTTTATTTTTCCAGCCTCTTCTTCTGATTTTATAGAAAAACATAACTCATCATGTATTTGTATGTGCGGAACAATGCCTTCTTCAAATAATAATACCATTGCTTTTTTTGTCATATCTGCAGCGGAACCTTGTATTAATCTATTTAATGCTTTGTATGTAAAAGCAGGTTGACAGAAGCTTTCAAAGTTTTCAGCAAAAGGATCTTGTTTATGTTGCTCTAAAGATCTGTTCGCTTTGTAATAATCTTTAGCTTCATCAATACCATCTAAAATAGGCACCTGTTCTTCTACAATTTGTTTTACTCCATTCTCATCATCTTTATATTTTTGAACTACAAATCTGCCTTCTTCAGCATTCCAATACTTATCTCTAGGCTCCCACTTATTAAAACGACAAAATCTATCTTCTAATGTAAATATTTGTTTGTTTTGTTCTGCAAATTTTTGTAGACTGTTGGCCAATTGTCTTACAAAAGGTACTTCTCTGTGGTATTGATCAAATAAATCTTTTGCTTCTTCGGGTTCTAACTCTAAAGATCTAGCTAATTTATTTTTACCCATACCATAAAACAATCCTAAATTAATTGTCTTAGCTTGTTTTCTAGTTATAGAAGCCATTTCTGCGACCATGTCGTGAAAGTCTGTATCTGGTTCTTCTTTGTATCTTTTTGCCATGTCTTTAGCTCCAGATATATCTTGATCTTTTAATTTTAAAGCATAGTGTACAACAAGTCTTGGTTCTTGTTGTGAGTAATCAAAGGACGCCCACATACAATCTTTCTCTGGAATAAACAACTCTCTTATTTTATTTCCTTGTTCTGTTCTTGCAGGGATTTGTTGTAGATTTGGATGACTCATAGAGAACCTTCCTGTAACGGTTCCACCTGCTTCTGATCTTATTTGATTTATGTCTGCGTGTATTCTTCCTTTGTTTGAATATTTTAAAATACTGCTCACAAAAGTGTTACGCAGTTTATCTAACTGTCTAGCTTTTGCAATCATTTTTAAATATTTATTAGTATGTGATTCTAGATATAATTTTGTTATACTAGGTCGCCCCGTTTTTGGTGTAACTTTATAATCTGTTATGTTTTGTTGTTTTAACAAAGGTTCGTATGAATCTGCAGCCCATAAAATAATCCCAACGCCTGTTTCTTTTTTTATAATATTCAATATTTCTTCTTGTTCTTTTTTTAATTCTTCACCAAAAGTTTTTGCTTTCTGTTCGTCAACTCTTACACCTCTAAAACGCATCTCTACCAAACAAGGAAACAATCTTGTTTCTAAATTAAATATATTTTCTAAGCTTTTATCTTGTTTAACCCCTGTTTTTATTGACTTTTTTAACAAGTCTTTAAAATGATTCCAAAGTTTTAAAGTTAAATTTACATCTTGTTCAGCATAATCTTTTACCAAATCATAGGGCAGCTTATGCATGTTTAGCATTGGATCGTCTATGCCATGATCTTCTTTTGCTTTTTCTGTTAGATCATATTTGTATTTGTTTTCTCCTAAGTAATCTCTTCCTAAAGAATCTAAAGAATATCTTTTTCTATTCTCGTCTATTATAGATGCCGCAACCATTGTATCATACAAAGGACCTTTAGGCATTAGACCGGACTCTGCACGTATCCAACATACATCGTACATTGCGTTATGAAATACTTTTTTTATTTTTTCGTTTTGAAAAATTTTTCTGTTCAATATTTTCCAAGTTCTTTTTGGATCTTCGTTTTGACCAGAGTGTTTGTGTCTTATTGGTATGTAAAGTTTCTCGTCACCGTAAGCTAAAGCAATTCCACACACTTTACCTCTACCTACTATGGCCCCTGATCCGTGTTCCCTTAGCCCTGGATCGTGTGTCTCTAAGTCGACCGCTACTGTTTCTCCATCTTTAATTTCTATCTCTGATGGTACTGGTATCATTTTTTATCTTTCAACTTTTTTATTTCCAATTCACAGTAATGTATAATTTTTTCTAAGTCTTGTACACCATTTTTCAACTTATACCTGCATACGTATTTTATAACGTTGCCTTGAAAAAATGAAAGATCATTTTTAGAAATAAACTCATAAGGTTGAATAACCATATCTTTATAGTGTCTTCCACCTACCTGACGACTTTGTGGAAATGCATCTTTAAATATATCTTTATTTGTCATCTTTATCCTCCTCTCCTTCTAATGTTAGTTTAGTTTTACTTTTAACTAACCATAATGTTTTCTTAGCCCTAGAACATGCAACATATTTCATTCTCTTTTTAGAAAACAAATCTTCTGTTCTAGTTAAAGTTAAGTCCAACACTACGTTGTCAAATTCTTTTCCTTTTATTGTATGTATATTCTCAACAAAAATTCTTTTCTTGTCCAGGTCTCTGCCGTTGTCCACTATGTCTTTGATGTAATTTTTCATAAAAATATTACGTGTAATACTTATCAATTGAAAATCGCTTATGTCTCTTACACCAGGTTGTAAAAACCCTTCGTCAACTAAATAGTCTAAGGTATAACTACCTCTGGGTATTGAATCCGCTGCCTCTGGGCTGTAATTGTGGCCTAGGTACTGAGGATTAACTGACTTTAATACTTGTTTTATTTCTTTTAAAGCAACACTTTCACCATTAGCTAAGTCTAGAAAGAATCTTTGATTCTTTACCTGTCTTGAGGGATCTTCGAATATTTTTTTTCTTTTTAGTTTTTGCAAATCATTGTATGGCATTTGAAAAGGAACACCTAAGTTCATTAAATATTTCATAGTTGATATTGGATCGTTGCCTCTATAGGTAAATACAAAGTCTTCTTCTGTTTCTAGTATTCTTCTTCTTAACTCAGATGCGTTTTCGTCTTGCTCCAGGTCTCTTAGCATATACATCTCTCCCTCAATAATTTCTCCAGTTTCTCTATCTTTTAACGGTGCCCATACTCTAGAATATTCATAGTGCTCCCAAACATCTTTTATAATTTTTTTACAATAATCATTTACAACACGTGGACATCTGTAACCTTGTTCTAATTCTATTTCAGGATTTGCAAATTCTTTGTGAAAAGCATCTGGGTCCGCTCCAGAAAACTCAAATATAGATTGATCTGGATCACCTGCTTTGTAAAAATAATCTACATTTGCAGATAAAGCTTTCTCAGCTTCTCTTTGTATTGCACTAGAGTCTTGTGCTTCGTCTACGATTAAAACTTTAACATGAGCATACTTTGGTTTAGCTTCTTCTATCTTGTAAAAATATTCTATCATGTCATCAAAATCTAATAAATTCTCTGCTCTTTCGTTTACTTTTATGCTTGTCTTGAATCCCCTGTAATTTTTTTCTAATTCTTGAAGTTCTGCTGGGTAGTATTTGTAATCATCTTTTTCTTCAAAACCTAAACTAGAGTAGTATTCAATAGGACTCATACCGTTATTTCTAGCAAAACTATTAAACTTAAAAAATGGATGTAGTTTAAACAAAGACTCTATATCCTTAAATTTTTTACTTCGTGTATGTTTATTAAATAAAGGATACATCTGAGCCATTATTTCGTAGTCATCTAAATCAAACTCAATACCTCTTGTCACTTGTTTAGCTATGGAGTTACAGTACGAATGTATTGTAGATACGTTGTATTCTAAAGTTTTCTTTGCGTTCTGCACCTTGTAGTATATTTCTTTTCCTGTTTCTTTTTGATACTGCAATATTGTTTTAGGGTCTAAAATTTTTTCTCTAATAATTTTTGCAGCTGTTTTAGTGTGGGACATCAACAACATATCCGCAGGAGAATATTTATCTAAAGATTCGTAAAATATTCTTACAAGTCTAGTTGTTTTACCTGTACCTGGTGGTCCTGCTATTCTAATTTTTATCATTTTTTAATTGCTTTGTTGCTGTTTGGTTTATTGTTATTGCAAATTTACTAGAGTCTGCTGCAAACTTCCAAGTTACACACGAAACTCTTTTTTTACTTACCTTGTCTGTGTAATCACCTCTATTTCTTTTTGCGTCCATTATCTTGGCAAGATCAAAGCATATCTTTCTAACTGATGTCTTGTCATTTTTAGATGCTAGATATTCCATTAAATCTTTTATTCTAAACTCTAATGTTTTTTGTTTTTGATCTAAATAACAAGTGCCCCATTGTATGTTATGTTTTTCCAAACTGACTGTAGCTTTTTCTACAAAATCATAGATCAAAGATTCAAACTGATATTTCTTTTGTGTTTCTTCTTCTGCTTCTTCTATATTTCTTTTAGTTAATCTTTGTAACTGCCACTGTCTAAAATCATCTGACTTCATTTGATACAAAGCATTTGGAGGAAAGTAACCTGCGTCTGATAGTTTGTTACAGTATAATTTTTTATCAATAATTTCTGATCCAGTAAATTCTACACGGACTTGTTTTAAATTATCAGTAGAATCTTTAATGACTTTAACAACATCAAAAAACACAGGAGGCTCACTAGTATACTCTGTTATAGTTCCAAATAATTCTTCAGCTCTTACTAATTGTTCTGCTTCGTCTTTGTTAATACCACAAATATGAAACCTGCATGCTGTAGGATCACAATCTTTTTGTATATTTGGTCTTTTACAAAGATATTTATATTCTGTATTTTCTGATTTAAATATTGTCTTCTCTATCTCATCCTCTGGTAGAGGACTTTCCATACTTTTTTTATTAAAATATTTTAATAAATCTTTTGCGTCAAAGTTTGAAAACTCTGGTATTTCTTTCGCGTGTTTTTCTGCTCTCTTAGCCCAGGTAAAACAATGAAGTAAATAGTCGTTTCGACCTATATCTCCAGGTATTTTATTGTCATTTCTTTTCAAACAATTTTTCATACATGGTATGTATAAATCTTCTAAATTTTGTGCTTTTTCTTTTTTCTTTGGTATCTTTTCATCTACTAAATATTCTCCTAAATTATCTTGAGCATATTTTTCATACATCTCAAAAAACTCTTCTACGGACGCTGCTTCAAATTCATCATTCCATGCATATCTACTACCTTCTTCATGATTAAAGTATGGTAAGTTTAAATAAGATCCGGTATCTTTAGGATCTATCTCTGTTTGTAATGGATATGTTCTATCTAATTTATCTGCTAGACCTAATTTAGCAGCAAATTTTTTCATAACTTTTTGAACTTCAGCTGCGTTTGTAAATTCTTTCATAAACATGTACACATGTGCACAACCGCTCTTTGACCTAAACATAATCAAAGGTAGTTTTAGTTTTCTAATTGTTTTTAAAAGGTCTTCGTAATCAAATTCTGGTAAGTCAATATCTATTGCTCCCCACTTACAAGTGCCATCATCTTTTAAAGGCATTACTCCTATCGAAGGATACTTGCCATCTAAGTGATCCTGCCACAATTGTTTTGTCAAAGGTTCTCTTACAGTGCTACTACGTCCTTCTGCTTTTATTCCGGTAGATTTACCTTTTACAAAAGTTCCATAAGCCCTATCTAAACCTTCAAATATATTTATAAATCTCTCTAACATAAATTAAAGTGGGCGTATCCACTCTCGCTTCGACGCCCACTACCTAGGATATTATAAATCTATTGAAGTTTTTTTAGCTTCTTGATTTTCTGGTTTAGCTTCTACTTCACCTTTACCTACGCTGATTGCAAATGATTTAGCCATTTCGTAAAAAGACTTATCAGTTACAGGACCAACTTTAGATACATCCCAACCAAACCATGTTCCTTTGTCATTAGACATCTGAACGGTTGATAGCTTGTAAATGTGGCTGTAAGTAGGCGGTGTAAACATACCATTTTTACCCTGCAATTTAATCCCCATCATCATAGAGTTCCACTTTCTACTAACTTTTAATTGAGTAGACTTCATAGAAATCAATGCTGTCTCTGGATTTTTACCAAGGACTAATACAAAATGATTAGCGGTATTGTCTAGATAGTTACCATTTGGTAGTCTATCTTTATAGTCTTTACCTCTAGTCGTTTGGCTTATGATATCACTATCTGCCTCGTGAATCGCAACAGGTGCACCACTACTGGCACCTCTGTCCTGCCATTCAATGTATTGTCTTTTGTAATGACATGGTACGACATCAATTGTATCGTACAAATCATTGGTCACAGTGTTTATGATTTTACCTGGCTCTGCGCCCTCGACATATTTACCATCACGTTTGTTAACCTCCGGTGATAGTTGGCCCAAAATTTTTAAGAAAGGCAACGCAAGATCTTCTTGCGATATATTTTGAGCGCCTTGGTTTGCATCTGCTTCAAATAAATTTGTCTGCAATGCACCTTCTTTTTTTTCTGCTACTTGGTTCATGTTACTTGTTCCTTTTTATTGTTGTCTTATTCTCCGAGAATACCCCGAAGATTTCCGTTGGCATTTCTTTACCTGCCTCAATACGCTCACGGACTAGCGCTTTCAGAGTCATCT